GCAGCATTGCGTTATATAGACGAATAGGACAGAAAAAGAAATCGTTTTGTTGTTTAAAGCTTCCGAACAATGGTCCGACCGTTGGGTGTGTTAATGTGTGACACCTGGTCTCGATAGGAAAAGTGTCACCAGGTTGCATTAATAATTTCAATGTTGGTATTAAAGTTCCTACGGCCGCCGTTGTTCTTACAACTGTACTCAAATCATGTGTACTACGGTTGTAATTATTCAACCGTGTCATCATTTTTTTACCACCTCCGAGGGTGTTTTTTCCGATACTTACTTTCATTTTTCTTTGTTTTAAAATTTTTCGTTATTAATTTCATTAAGTCTTTGGCTTATGGCGCCGATAATAGATAAGTCTAGGTTTGTGAGTCTGAAATTTTCTTTAAGGTATTGTTCAGCTTCTTCTTGACTGTCAAATACAAGAGGAGACACACTGTATTGTCCTACGGTAAAGATAAATTTGTCGTCTTCTTTTTCTTTGATACAAGTTACTTTGACAACATCTTGATCGGTTGCCCATTTTAATGCTTCTTGAAAGTCCATAATTACATGTTTTTAATTGCTTCAATACTTGTTAATATAATTCTACTTTTACGTAGTTCGTCTTCAAGTTGTTCTGCTTCTTTAAAGAGGCAGCAGTTCATGACAATTCTAAAACCTTTTACTATACAGCCCGTATCCCATTCGAACCCTTCCCACATAAGCGCATAACTTCCTTCACTGAATAATTCGAATGGTATTTTGGCAGTTTTTATCCATTCTTTTTTACGGAATTTCCCGTATTTCGTTATAGTTGGAATCATTGTGATGTGTAATTGAATCATTTTTACATTTATTATTTACATTTACGGTATTTCCTGATATTTTCCAGGTACTACCACAGCTTTCTATAAAGTAAGATAGCGCTAGCAGTATGGCTGCACCTATAATACTTGCTGTTGTTTTCCAATTCTCTTTTAGAAACTGTTTGATTTCTTCTTTCATGTTAATAGAGTTTTTTAATACGAAATAAATAACTTGAATTGATTTCTGAAATTTTAGTTTTCAAATATAAGGCTTCTTTTTTGGAAAAACAAATAATATACCCTGAATATAGCTCCCCGCATTCATCAAATTTGGCATATTCTAATTCATATCTGTGTCCTGATTTCTGTCTTTCTTTTAGATAAACGATTTCCCAGGCTTGTTTGTGATAACAGCGATTCCACTCATTGAGGGCTTCTTTTTCGCTTTCAAATTCTCGAATTGCAGCAATTCTGCTTTCGGTGTTTTTTAAAACTAACAATGTTTTCATGACTTTGTTTTTTTTTGATTACACTGTAAAGATAATGATAAAATCCCCTTTTTCCTAATAAAAATCCCCTTTTAACATATGCTAATACCATTTTTAACACTCGCTGATAGTATTGCGCGCAAGCCTGCAAGGCTTACAGCGAACAGGCTCCGCCGTCGAGAGCGTACTGATGGAGCGAAGCGACCAAGGAAAGGACGCAGTACTTTCCGCCTTAAACATTAAAAATATAGTCTGGTTATTGTCTGATAGTATTTCAAGCTATCCCAATCCTGCCCAAGGCGTCATAGTGCTCTTCGGTCGTGCACCTCTTTCTCACTCTTTCAAATGTCCATTTGTTGGATTTGATGTATTCTTCTATGATACTATCCCATTCTTGTTTTTTTTCCTGCATAGGAAATTCGGCCTGTAACGGTAATCCTATTAGAATTTCCGTGCTGAATTTTTCAGCTTGTTTTTTAGCTTCTGCAATAGCTCGTCGTTGTTTTTCTTCTTTTCGTCTTTCTTTCATGGCATTCCATGCGATAGGATTATCACCCATTATTTCACGTCCGTATCTTTGCCAATATTCTCTAAGATTGTCTATGGTTTTCCAGTCGTCGGCTTTTACTTTTTCTCCGTATATCCACAATAGACCTCTATTGAGATTATTAATCCACATCTTTTCACGTTCTTTGTCGGTAAATATTTTGTTTTTGTAATATTTTGGCATAGCCATTTTTGTACCATTTCTGAATGTATAGGTAGCTACATTGATGTTTTTGTAATTTTGTTTTTGCCATAAATAATCTAATCGATCCATATATCCGGCTCCGATTCCGGAACTGGCTAGTACGATTTGTTTGAATTCTGGGTGTTTGATATCGACTTTTAGCATGTATTTTGTCATATAGTTGACGCTTTTGCTGTTACAATACCCCCCGATGAACACAAACCCGTATTTCCAATGTTTCCTGATTAGTTCTGCGCTTTTTTGGCCGAAGAATATACCGTGTAAATGTATTCTGTCTTTTTTCTCTCCCAGTTCTGTAACACACCAGTGTTTTATACTCTTTCCTGTATCTTTTCTTACCCGTTCTAGAAATAATCTTATAGCTTTTGTTGCAATTTCGTTTGGGTTTTCTTCCCATTTTAAACCGGTGATTAATTCTATTTCTTTGATTTTTTCTGGGCTTATCGTCAATGTAGTGAAATACCCAAAATTCGTACGTAGTTCTTCTTCTAATCTTACTCTCCATTCTCGTTGTTTTTCCTTTCTGCATTCTATGCAACACCCGCATTTTGTAGGTATGTAGAGAAGCCTCCTGTCTGTACAAACAGGAGGGTTCCCTTTATTTTTCTTGTTAGGTTTATACTTTGGATTTTTAACAAAAGTAGGATATAGACACATATCAATACGATTCTGTATATGTTTCTGTTGTTGTAGTTTTGCCTTGTCTCTCAGATACAGTTTTTGTCTTGGCTCTTTTTCCGCGCGCCTTGAGCAACATTTCTATGATCTTGTCTCCGAATTCCAGACCTAATCCGATTCTCTCGTTAAAGGTTTGTTCTTCCCAACGTTCAATCATACCTTCTACTTGTTTGCGATATGTTTCTTTATCCCAATTATGCTTGTCTGCAAGAGCTAGTAATTCTTCGATATTTGCTTGAAGGTTTTTTATTTGTTTTTCATTTACATCTTTGTCGCTTTTATATTTTGCAGCTAAGGCTATGGCTACTGCATTGTTATAGGCTGCAGCTTCAACCCTGTCTTCGTAGGTATCTTTCAAATATTGGTTTTGAATTTTTTCATTTTCTTTATTCCAATATTCTGTGTGAGCTTTTTCGCTATAATATCCTGCTATGGCAAAGGCTTCGCTTATTTGAGCTTTTGATAAGCCTTCTTGCATTTCTCTAAGAGATGTCAGTGCATTTGTAGCCTCTTTTTCTGCTTTTGTCAATTCTGTTAAAGCCTCTTTATAATGACCTTCTTTCAAATTAAGTTCTATTCGTGAAGCGGCTTCTTCAATTCGTTTTAAGGCTTCCTGTGTATCCACACCTCCGATTTTTTTAGCTTCTTCTTTTGCTTTGCTGGCTTGTGCTTCTGCTAATGCAATTTGAGCGTCGTTCATTCTTCTTTGCTGTTCGATTTGCTGTACTTGTAGAGCCATACCTACCGGATTTCCTTGCGGTTGTTCTGGTGCTGCTTGGTGAGCTCCTCCACTTGCTCCCATACCTCCGGCTCCGGATTGTCCGTACATTAAAGCAGGATTTAAGCCTGCATTGATAAGATGTTGTTTTTGATTTTCTGCATTGGTGTAATCCCAATATTCTTTGGCGTATTGTTGAGATTGTGCGGCTGCTTGTTGTTGATATTGATTTTGTAGAGCCATGATGTTTTTATTGTACTTCCATTGTTCTCTCATAGCTTTTTGTGGTGACCAACTTAATCCGAGTGCTTGGCTTAAAGCACTTCCGACAAACCCCATTCCTGTACTTGCTGCTGAGGAACCTAATCCTGCTATAAATGATTTTCCGAATCCCATATTGTTCTATTTGTTTAATTTTTCGCCCTTGTAATTTCACAAGGGTTATACATATTACTAGATAATATATGCTACATGCGTACCATTTTATGAAAAATGGAGGGAATAAGAAATAACTTTCTTACTCCCAGCCTTTTAGATGTGCGGTTTATCCCGCCGATTCCTGTTGCTCAGATTGGCTATTGCTCATATCCTGAGAATCGAGGGCTTTCTTGTCTTCTTTGTCAATCTTGCCGTAGTTTTTGGATCTTGCCAGGTTGGCCTGGTTAACTGCGTCCATGGCTTGTTGTGCAATTTCCCATCGGTCTGTACGTATATTATACGCTGGAAGTACACCATCATCTCTGTTGGTATAGATAATTGGTGCACCATCTGTGATAGGTTCATTGTTTTCAGTGATTCGTTTGACTTTTGTCTCGATACTTTCACCGACTTGAAATTCATAATTTGTTTTTATTGGCTTTGGGAAAAATGTTGGTTTGATCATAATTTTTTTTTAAATGTTAGGAATAACTTTTGCTGACATTACTCTTCTAGGCTTAATATTAAATGCTATTTGAATCCAGAAATTTTGTGCCGTTAAGTCTGTGTCTGCGAAGATATTATTATATAGATGTGGTTGTATGTAGGTTGTATAGGTATCTATTTCTCCGAATATTCGGTTCAAACACATCCAACCTTCATTTTCGATAAGTGCGAAGTTCCCATATGTCCTATTGATGTTTGTCATATATTCTATCCACGCCGGTTGTTTTCCAATTGATTTTTCGAGGTTTTCTATTTGGTCCACATTAGCGTTTACGTTTCTGTAAAGTCTGTCCTGGAACCCTATTCCGTCGAGTTGAGGTTTATGGATATCGTCCATTGTGTTTAGATATATATCCCAGTCGTTTCCTTGAAAATAATCAACCCTTGGAGTGATAGAGGTAATACAAAATATGTATCCGGGTTCATCTGCCTTAAACACAATATTTCCTCCTTTGTGATTTGTCGCTACTCCTCGGCCGGCCAATGTTCCTAATGGTTGATCTTCTGTTCCGCTGTTGTTGATTACTTCTTGGAATTCAATTTCAAGTGAGCTACCTCCGAGATATATAGGTGTTTCTACATGGTTTAACCCTCCGCTTGTATATACTGTTTGAATCCATGCATTGTATGATCCGTCGGATACGGCAATTCTGTTGAGCATGGTATATACTTTTTTTGCAAGGTTAAGAGTGTCGAGTGTAAAGCTTCCGCCACTTGTATCGATAGCCGTTATGGCATTGATTCCTGTCTCTCCGTCGATCCATTCGGTATTAACCCAGTTTGTATTGATATCGCTTTGATAGGTTTTTAGTACGAGTCCCACCATTGGAAAAGCTGTGGCTGGAATGTTATTTTTCGTTCCACCTTTATTAGGATCTACAATAGTTTTTGTAATTGCTGTTATAAATGGACTATTTGCTTCCCATGGTGTTCTGCCGGCTGCGAGTATGTTTTCTCTCATATCATCGATTTCGGAGAGATCGTACTTGGCATAGTTGCTTCCGAAAAATTGCATTTCTACTTTTCCTATTGTGAAAAAGGAGTGTACTGTGCTCGTTGCGCCATCTTGTCCTGCCGTTGTTTGTGTTTCATTTAGAATATAAAGAGCTGAATTTGAGGCTGTTGAGTTTGAAGCTTTTGTTATTATGCCCGTCTCTATAAGACTTTGCAGTGACCCTTGAATTCTGTATAATCGTCTACTGTCGAAATTTGCGTCTTTTATTAGCAACGTGATAGAATTTTCATCTATCGGTTGATTCGCTTGTACTGTAAATCCTATGTAATATTCCGTACCAGTTGGGTTTTGGTACTTGATAGAAGGAGGATTTTCTCCTATTTTTTTAATTTCTGAATATTTGTTGGAAACTTTAGAGTAAACTCCGAAATAGAAGGTGTTTGTTGCAGACTTTGGATTAGCACTATATATGAAGTTTCCATCGGCAACTATTTGATAAAATGACTTTTCTTGCTTGTTTGCATAATAGTTTTTGAAAATATCGTAATACATCAGTATTGGTAATACCTGTATTGAGCCTCTATCTTGGTCTGAGTCTTTATTTCTGAGTCTTTTATACCCCAAATAGCTGAGTAATGAAGATGGGTGTATTTCTTTTTTCAAAGTATTGGCACTGCCGTCTAGATATTCGTCGACCCAGTTTGACGTTGTTAGTCTTACATAAGGAAATTTTACTTGTTTCATATCTAGCCCTATATTCAATGCGTTATTGTGCAGCATTGCGTTATATAGACGAATAGGACAGAAAAAGAAATCGTTTTGTTGTTTAAAGCTTCCGAACAATGGTCCGACCGTTGGGTGTGTTAATGTGT